CGTTCATTGGGCCAACGGTGTGGCTGCTGGTATCTGTCAGGCACTCGTTAGGGACAAGGCGAACCACGAGCACGACCGATGGCGCGACATGGCCAAGACGTTCATCTATGCGTTCCTCTATGGAGCTGGTGACGCCAAGATCGGGTCAATCGTTGGCGGCGGGGCGAAGCGTGGCAAGGAGCTGAAGAAAGCCTTCTTGGAAGGTACGCCGGTCATTAAGTCCCTGCGTGAAGCCCTTGAGGGCAGCCTGATCGCTGACCAAAAGTGGAACCAAGCACTCAAGAAGTTTGACATCAAGTGGAAGCGCCGTTGGATCAAAGGCCTTGATGGCCGAAAGATTCACGTCCGTTCGCCTCACTCAGCACTCAACACGCTGCTCCAGTCTGCCGGTGCGCTCATCTGCAAGGCGTGGGTAGTGGAAACCGAAAGACTCCTCATGGAAGACCACGGCCTTGTCCACGGATGGGACGGCGACTTCTGCTTCATGGCGTGGGTCCACGACGAACTCCAAATTGCAGCTCGCACCCAAGCGATTGGGGAAATCTGCGTGGCCGCTGCACAACAAGCCATTCGCAACGTAGGCGAGTCCTTCGAGTTCCGCTGTGTCCTCGATACAGAAGGGAAGATCGGGCCGACTTGGCGCGAATGTCACTAAGAAATCAATCAGGCCCTTCGGGGCCTTCTTTATGGAGGCCATATGGCAATCACTCTGAATCTACAACACACCTTCACCACTCGCGTCGTTTACTCAACTGAACAAGTCGCCGAGTTGCGCGCTGAGCTGGAATCCAACGTGAAAACCGGCAAGGAATACATCACGCACATCAAGGACCCGAAGAAGAAGGCTACGGCCAAGGCTGGCCTGAAGCTGCTCGATATGGCGCTGTCGATGGATGATGAGGGACTTGTCCTGTTCCTCACTCGCGAAGCATTTAAGAACGGCCTCCGTGAAGACCTGATCCGCGAAACCAAAGAACTCAATGTGACCCGTTTAGGGCCGGTGCAAACCACCATGCTGGCCGACTGTTCCAAGTGCATCCACAACGAAACGTGCATCAAGGTTGCTCGTGCGGGCTGCACGCCTGTCGAACCTCAAGTGGTGGCCTGATGGGTGAATACATTCGGATGCTTTACGCCATCAAAAAGGAAGCCCGCACCTTTCAATCTGACTTCTACCGCAAGAACGCTCACGGGGTCTCCGAAGCTGCCTCCCGAGGTCATATTTCTTGTGTGTCTACTGACGGCCGCAACATGGGCGTTTGGTCGCTGACGACAGCTGGTCAACTGTTCCTCCAAGAACATGGAGGTGCCGTATGACGGCTCGTATCGGCGTAGCGCTGGACATGGACTACTTGATCTTCTCTGCGATGTCCGGAAGTGAAACTGAGATGGATTGGGGGAACGACATTTGGACCCTCGAATGCGACCACGCGAAAGCTCGGGGCATTCTCGGGGGGACCGTTAAGTCGATCCTCGCGGACATCGAAGCGGACATCCGCAAGAAGAACAAGAAGCCCTTTGAGATGGTCCCGCTGTGCATCATCTCGGGTGACAACAACTTCCGTAAGGAGGTCTTGCCGACCTACAAGGCGAACCGTAAGGGCAAGCGTAAGCCAGTAGGCTACCCGGACTTCGTTGAGTCCTGCATGCAGCATTACGGAGACCGTTCGTATCGCTGGGATGGCGTGGAAGGTGATGACGTGTGCGGCATTTTGATGACCAATCCCGCTCTCGCTGACTGCACCGTTGTGGTCTCTGCGAGCTGCGACAAGGACTTCAAGACGGTGCCAGGCATGTTCATGCACCTGACTCCTTACAAGCTACTCAGGACCACCGAGCAGGAAGCTGACCGCTATCACATGTATCAGACATTGATTGGTGACGTGACTGACGGCTACTCAGGTATCCCCAGTGTGGGCCCGGTGGCTGCTGAAGAGTTTTTGGACTCGCCACAGTTCTTCTATCAGACCTCCAAGGTGATGAAGTCTGGGCCGAACAAGGGCAAGGAGGTCGAGTTCTGGGCGTCCCGTGAGCCGACCGAAGAGGAGACGTTGTGGGACTGCATGGTCTCACTGGCTGCCTCCAAAGGAATGACTGAAGCGGAGCTTTTGCAGCAGGCCCAAGTCGCTCGGATTCTCCGTTGGTCCGACTGGGACCATGAGGCCAAGAGTCCAATCCTATGGAAACCGTAAAGGGCATCTGCTCGCTAATTACGCTGAGCATTCTCGTCGCTGCCGTCGTCTGGCCGTAGCTTTAAAACCCCCCACTATAACCATTGGAGACTAAAAGTTTCTTCTCCTTAAAGGGACCTTTTCGTCTCCAGTAAATGGAGGTGCGATTGTTAAACGATATTCAAGCGGTAATCAGTGATCCTGAAAACATCCCTGATATTCCCAACGCTTCAGCGCAATACCTCAACGTCCGCTGCAACGCTTCCTATCTGGTTCGCACTGGTGCCCTCGACGATCTTCGTAGAGCTGGGTTCTCAGAGGCGTACATCCTCGGTTTCATCGACGGACTCAACTCTGTCACGGAGCTTATCGAACTGATGCAGGAGCAGCGGAACACCCCAACCGATGACGATTGATAGGAGGCCACTATGTGCTTCAGCAGCAAAGCCAAACAGCAAAAAGTTGACCCAGCGACCATCGCCGCCCCGGCTCCCGTAATGGAAGAAGCCCCTAAGGGGGTCGAGTTCGGTGACGACAGTAATAGCGATGGGTCGGACACCCCGGATGACATCAAGGACTTGAAGATCAAGAAAGAAGAAAAAGGCGATGGAACGCAATCGGCATCGGTCGCAACGGACACAGGAATCACAGCCAAGAAGAAGACCCCAAATGCGTCGATTAAACGCGCCCTTAAACGATAGTTAGCAAGGAGGACCTATGGGTTTTTTTAAGAAAGCATTCAAGAACGTCACCAAAACAATCAGCAAGGCCGGTGGTGATCCTGCTGGCTTGTTTGGCGGTGGCGACGACGAGAAGCCAAAAGAAGAGGCGCCAGTAGCTGCTGCTGCGGTGGCCGCCCCGGCCCCTGCTGCGGCTGCACAGGTTGAAGCCCCGAAGGAGGACACAACGACCGAGGATGATAGCGATAGCGAAGCTGCAAAGCGCGCCGCGAAAGCCAAAGGTAAACGTGGTCTGTCAGTGGCTCGCAGCTCGGGGACCGGTCTGAACATCTGAAAGGAGGTCGCATATGGCCTCAACGGCTCGCACAGGGCTTGGAGAGGAATCGGCCAAAGCAGTCTATGACCGCCTAAAGAATGACCGTGTTCCCTACGAGACCCGCGCTGAAAACTGCGCAAAAGTAACAATCCCTTCGCTGTTCCCTAAATCCTCTGACAACGCCTCGACTGACTACACGACTCCGTGGCAGGCAGTGGGTGCCCGTGGATTGAACAACCTGTCCGCCAAGGTGATGCTCGCTCTGTTCCCGCTGCAAAGCTGGATGAAGCTGAAGGTTTCCGAGTGGCAGGCCAAGCAGTTGGTCTCTGACCCTGAACAGCTCGCCATCGTGGACCAAGGCTTGGGCATGGTCGAGCGAATCATGATGTCCTTCATGGAGGCGAACAGCTACCGCGTTACGCTCTTTGAGCTGATCCGACAGTTGGCCCTTGCTGGTAACGGATGTCTTCACCTACCACAGCCTGATGCCAGCTCTACTGGATACAACCCGATGAAGCTGTATCCACTCAGCTCCTACGTTGTCCAACGGGATTCCTTCGGGAACGTCTTGCAGATAATCACCCTGGACAAGGTGGCGTTCGCCGCTCTCCCTGAGGATGTCCGCAACGCAATCACTGACGGCGGAGACAAGAAGCCGGATGAACAGGTTGAGGTCTACACCCACGTCTACCTTGACGATGAGTCAGGGGACTTTCTGAGCTATCAGGAAGTGGATGGTGAGGAAGTGGAGGGCACTGATGGCCAATATCCACCAGATGCCGTTCCGTGGATCGCTGTACGTTGGACCAAGCGTGATGGTGAGAACTATGGCCGCTCGCACTGTGAGGAATACATAGGCGACTTGACGTCCCTTGAGAACCTCCATGAGTCGATGATTAAGTTCTCAATGATCGCCTCGAAGGTAGTTGGCTTGGTGAACCCTAATGGGATGACCCAAGTGCGCCGCCTGACCAAAGCTCAGACAGGTGACTTTGTTGCGGGGCGGAAGCAGGACATTGAATTCCTTCAGCTCGAAAAGACAGCAGACTTCTCAGTCGCTAAGTCCGTAGCTGACGCAATCGAAGGGCGCCTTGCCTATGTCTTCATGTTGAACTCAGCCGTGCAACGGTCGGGTGAGCGTGTGACCGCCGAAGAGATTCGGTATGTGGCAAGCGAGCTTGAGGACACCCTTGGTGGTGTCTATTCGATCCTCTCTCAGGAACTGCAATTACCACTGGTGCGCATCCTGCTCAATCAGCTTCAGGCTACCTCCCAAATCCCAGACATGCCCAAAGAGGCTGTTGAGCCGACTGTAAGCACTGGCTTGGAGGCGCTGGGCCGTGGTCAGGACCTTGATAAGTTGACTCAGTTCTTCAATGGCCTGCAAGCAATTGCACCGCTGATGCAGGACCCGGATATCAACATGAGCAACCTGAAGATCCGCCTTGCAAATGCGATTGGCATGGACACCGCTGGACTGCTGCTCACAGATGCCGACAAGGCCAAGAAGCAAGCCGAAGCGATGGTCGCTCAGGGTGGTCAAGCCGCTGCTGCTGGACTTGGTGCAGGTGCTGCCGCTCAGGCCACTGCAAGTCCCGAGAACATGAAAGCGGCGATGGATACCGCTGGCGTCCAAGCAGGCCCAATCGGCGCCTGACATAAACCCCCACTAAAAGCAGACCCACACGGAACCTTGGCGATTCGCTGAGATGACTCCGTGTGCCTGCTCATTTTCAATTCAGAAAGGAGACTCTATGCGACTCAACATGCTGGCCTTGGCTATCGGCCACGTTTACCAATCCGCCGATGTCTATGCGTCCTTCGGTGTGAACAGCGCCGTTATGTCGTCCAGCGACCCAATGGAACACGAGCAGAACATGCTTGAGCTGAACGTTGCAACCCGTGACGGCGATGCCTCGATTGACCTCGTGGACCCTGCTGACCTCTCTGAGGCAGAGCAGGAAGAGGAAACCGATCAAGGCGAAGAGGGTGGCGAAGGTGAATCTGAAGGTGACCTGGAGGAAGGCGGAGAGGGCGGAGAATTCAAGCCGCTCGGTGAGCCTGATGCAGAGCTGACCAAAGCCTCTCAGCAACTCGACGAGTACGCCTCGGGTTTTGATGAGATGCGCAATCAGGCCATTAAGGCCGGTCTCCCTGAGGCTGTGGCTTCCCGCATCGAAGCGGAATATGAAGCTGACGGCAAACTCTCGGATGATTCCTATGAGCAGCTCGCGAAGGCTGGCTATTCGGCTGGCTTCGTCAACTCGTTCCTTCAGGGTCAGGAAGCTGTCGCTGAGGCTTACATTACCAAGATCGTTGGTTACGCAGGCGGCAAAGAACAGTTTGACCGTGTCGTTGCGCACCTCAAAGCAAACTCCCCGAACTCTATGGACGCCCTTTATGACGCCATGGAGCGCCAAGACCTCAATACGGTTCGCACCGTTATCAATCTGGGCATGGCAAGTCAGACCAAGAAGTTTGGTAAGCAACCTGAGCGAACTTTGAATCGCCGTGGTGCAGTTCCAGCCGGTCGCAGCGCTCCCGCCAAAGTTCAAGGCTTCGAGTCTCAGAACGAGATGGTTAAGGCAATGAGCGATAAACGCTATGGTCGCGATAAAGCGTACACCGCTGAAGTTGAAGCGAAAGTCCATAACGCTAACTGGTGACACTTAGCGGTCCCTAATTAAAAACCCCCACTATAACAGGAAGATACTTTCGGACATTTCGTCTGAGGTTTTCCTGTGCCCGGAGATAACTGCATAAGGAGAACTATTAAATGGCAAACGCACAAGGTGGTCAACAAATCGGCAAGAACCAAGGTAAGGGTCAAACCGATGCCGACAAGCTTGCTAACTTTCTGAAGGTTTTCGGTGGTGAAGTTCTGACTGCTTTCATGCGTCGTGCTGTAACCATGGACAAACATATGGTTCGCACCATTCAAAACGGCAAGTCCGCCTCTTTCCCAGTAATGGGCCGAACTGCTGGTTACTACCTCGCAGCCGGTGAGAGCCTGGACGACAAGCGTGGTGAAATCAAACACTCCGAGAAAGTGATTCAAATCGACGGCCTGCTGGCTTCCGATGTACTGATTTACGATATCGAAGACGCAATGGTCCACTACGACGTTCGT